AACAAAGGAACTAAAGATGTATTTGATAGTATCGAAGAAGATAGCCGTAGTATCGACAGTCTTGATGATGGCTTGCAGTTGCAGCCTAATACCAAGTAAACAACAGGTAGAGGTTATATCTAAACCTATAGAAAGAACTATAGTACAGCCTATAATGCCTAGAGAAATAGATCTAAAAGATCCTTATTGGTATGTAGTATCAGATAAAAATTTAGAAGAATTCCTAACTAGAGTTGAGAAAGACCAAGGTCAAGTGGTATTCTTAGCTATGTCTGTGCCCGATTACGAACTCATGGCATATAATATGCAAGAACTAAAAAGGTATATAAATGAACTTAAAGAAGTTGTTGTCTATTATAAGACAGTTACTACAAAAGAAACGGAGTAAAGATATGAACATATCACAAGAAGGCTTATCGCTAATTAAAAAATTTGAAGGATGCGAATACAACGCATACAAATGCGCAGCAGGCGTATGGACTATAGGATATGGTCACACTGCTGGTGTTAAAGAAGGAGACTTAGTAACTCAACAAGAAGCAGATAAAATTCTAGAAGAAGACATGAAAGAGTATGAAGGGTATATCAACGACTATGTGACTGTTGATTTAAATCAAAATCAGTTTGATTCTTTAGTATCATGGGTATTTAATTTAGGGCCAAATAACCTTAAAAGCAGTTCAATGCTTAAGGTTTTAAATAATGGAGCATACGAAGATGTGCCTGCTCAAATCAAAAGATGGAATAAAGCTGCTGGGGTGGTTTTAGAAGGTTTGATACGCAGACGTGAGGCCGAAGCTCTATTGTTTGAAAATAAAGAATGGCATGAGGTATAACGATGCCTTTGCAGAAGATAATATTTAAACCAGGCATTAATAGAGAAGGAACAGCCTACGATAACGAAGGAGGATGGTTTGACTGTAATCTTGTGCGTTTTAGAAAAGGTAGGCCAGAGAAATTTGGTGGCTGGGAGAGAGAAACATCAAATACCTATCTAGGTACTACAAGAGCATTACATGCTTGGATTTCTCTTGAAAGTACAAAGTTTTTAGGACTTGGAACGCATTTTAAATACTACATAGAGGCTGGTTCTTCTTTCAATGACATAACGCCTATAAGATCTACAACTTCTGCTGGAGATGTAACATTTGCTAAAGTTGCTAATGGTGATGCAACAATTACCGTTACGGACACATCTCATGGTGCAATTCAGTTTGATTTTGTAACATTTAGCGGTGCAGCTACATTAGGTGGCAGTATTACAGCAGCTGTTTTGAATCAAGAGTATCAAATAAATACCATAGTCAATGCAAACAGTTACACAATTACAGCCAAAGATACATCAGGGACTACTGTAACTGCTAATTCATCTGATAGTAATAGTGGCGGTTCATCTGTTGTAGGAGCCTATCAAGTTCATGTTGGTTTAGATGTTTATGTTGCTGGTAGTGGTTGGAGTGCAAATAGTTGGGGCGAAGGAACCTTTGGTAGTATTTCTGCCCTTAGTGAAACAAATCAGTTAAGAATATGGACGCATGATAACTTTGGCGAAAATTTAATAATTAACCAAAGAGCTGCTGGAATATTTAAATGGACAGAAAATAATGGAGTTAACGTAAGAGCTCTTGAATTATCTGGAATATCAGGAGCAAACTTAGTACCTACGAAGGGTTTACAAGTTATTACATCAGAAAAAGATAGGCATTTAATTGTTTTAGGTGCAGATCCTATATCTGGATCTTCTAGAACTGGTGCCGTAGATCCTATGTTAATAGCATTTAGTGATCAAGAAAATGATTTAGACTTTGAGCCATTATCAACAAACACAGCAGGATCACTAAGGCTATCATCTGGTTCATCTATTATTGGTGGAGTGAAAGCAAGACAAGAAGTATTGGTTTGGACTGATACAGCTTTATATAGTATGCAATTTATAGGGCCACCGTTTACCTTTGGTATTAATTTAATAAATGAGGGTACAGGCCTAATAGGGCCAAAGGCTGCAATTACAACTCCTAATGGTGTCTACTGGATGAGTTATAACAACTTCTATTCATATAATGGTAGTGTTGCAACCTTACCATGTTCAGTTCATAACTATGTCTTTGGAGATATAAACCTTGGGCAGTCATTTAAAATAAATGCTTTTACCATAAAAGATAAAAGTGAAGTAGGTTGGTTTTATTGCTCTAGCAGTGTGTCAGAAGTAGATAGATATGTAATGTACAACTATGTAGAGGGTATTTGGTTCTACGGAGAATTATCAAGAACTGCCTGGCTTGACTCTGGTATTGTTAATTATCCCAGAGCAACAAGCGATGGTTTGTTATATAAACAAGAATCAGGCTTTGATGATGACGGATCTCCTATGACTAATGTTTTTATAGAAAGTTCTGATTTAGATATAGGAGACGGTGAGCAATTCTCTTTCTTAAAAAGAATAATACCAGATTATAAATTTATCCAAGATCAAAATAATGGTAATGTAAATATAGTTTTAAAAACAAGAAACTACCCTGGGGATTCTCTTGCAATTAATTCAACTAATGCAGTAACTTCTTCTACTCAACAAGTTTTTGTACGGTGTAGGTCAAGACAGATAGTATTAAGATTTGAGTCAAATGACGATGCTGTAAATAATGGTAATTTATCTATTGGTTGGAGGCTAGGAGCAACACGTATTGATATAAAACCAGACGGTAGACGATGAGTAAGTTACTACAAACACAGCTACCTACAGCAAGTGACACTGTTACTCCTGATTTATTTAACAGGTTAGTTAGGATACTAGAAATAAATCTTGGCGCAGTAGATACAGATAATATTCGTCAAATAAATGAAGCAGATAAAAATACTTTGCAATTTAATGCAGGTAGTATTATATGGAATACCAGTATAGATGTTCTGCAAGTGTACACAGGAAATAGATGGCTTGATATTGAAAAGAGAGGTCTTGATACTGGTTATGAGATGCAAGCTGAATTAGGCAAAATAACTGTCACTACTGATGGCAATGTTTCTGTAAATGTGACTGACAACATAACAGGATATGGTGTTGAAAGATGGTACAGCTAGAAAAAGAATACCAACCTAAAAACCTTTTACTTACCTATCCAAGCGATTGGTACATACAAAAAGATACTTTTGAAGCAGTAAAAGAGTCTATAAAACCTATAGTAAGTTTCTACGAAGACGGCGGAACAACCCCAAGAAAAAAAACCAAGTTAGATAAAATTATTAAAGAACCAGTAAAAGATGTATACACAGTGCCTTTTTTTTCAGAAAAGTTTTGTGACATATTGCTAGACGAAATGAAACACCTAGAAGATCATTTTGGGTTTGAACCCAATCAAGAAGAGGATGATTTACGGCAAATACCAGAAATAACTTTTCAAGATAATTGTCCTCAAATCTTCCAATCTTTAATGCAAACAATATATACTATAGGAAATCCTATATTTTTAAATATTTGGAATCGCCATATAGACAGTGGTGGAATACAAATAGCTAACTATAATTTAAAGGATAAAAAACAAGGCGCCTGGCATCATGATGCAAGTGCTGATATTAGTATGGTAGTTCCTTTGAATACTGGAAAGTACAAAGGTGGTGGAACTGAGTTTTTAAAACGTGGTACAGTTCAACCATTACCTACAGGCCACGCTCTAATTTTTCCGAGTTTTACTCACATGCATAGAGGACTTGCAGTAGAATCAGGAGATAGGTACCTATTGGTATTTTGGTTAAAATGTACAGAGGAATAATTTCAGCATGAATAGAATAGACAACTCAGGCAAAGGCATAGCAGGTCTAGGAAGAAACGAAGACAGCATGCTTGCCCACGTAGCACCAGGGGAAATGGTAGTTCCTCCAGTTATCTCTCCAGCAACTCAAAGAATAATACAACAAGAAATGATGTCTGCTGGACTAGATCCAAATGAATATACTGTTGGTGAAGGAATGTCTATCAACCCAATTACAGGTATGGCTGAGTTTGGGTTCCTTAAAAAATTAGGTAAAAATTTAAAGAAAGTAGTTAAAGTAGTAGCACCTCTTGCTGTCTTTATACCAGGTATTGGCACGGCTTTAGGCGGAGCTCTTGGAGGACTTGGTGGATTAGCTACAAGTGGATTATCCAAAATAGGGTTAGGTGGTCTTGCAAGTACATTGGGTAGTGCTGGATCAGCAATTATGGGCGGTATTGGTGGACTAGGTATACCAGG